GCTGCCGCTTGTTCCTGCTCGCGACGCGCCAGCATTTCGGCGGCGATGGCCTGCTGATTTGCCTCTCGCTCCTGCGATAGCTGCAGCTCATATTTCGCGGCCGTGTGCCGAGACCCCGCGTTGTAGGCAAGCGACAGCACCAGCACGAACACGCCGACTGCTGCCAGATACGGCAAGGCCCTGAGCAGCCATACTGGCATCATGCCTCAGCCCTCGACAGCTCAGCGGCGCCGAGCACCGGGAGCGCTGCCGTAGGCGCGGCCACGCCAATCGGCCAGCGATAGCCGGCGACGCGCTCTTTCTGGAACGCTTTGATGTTCACCGCGTCCGTTTGGTTGCCGCCCAGTATCAGCAGGTTGCCGGCGCCATCCTTGCCCGCTACAAAACCGACGTGGCCACCACCTGCGCGCGTAAAAACAGCGATGCAGCCGATAATAGGCGCCTGCAGGTCAGCGCCCCAGGAGAGATACGATTTCGCGCTCTCGAATCGGCTTGATGGCACGCCGGATCGCTCAAGCATGGCGCCGACGAAGGCCGCACACCACGGCGTTTCGTCGTCTTTGATGCCGGCGCGCTTAATGTCTTTCCAAAATTGCAGAATTTCCGGCGAGTGCTGCGCGCCTTTGGTTTCGTGCAGGCCGATGAAATTTCGCGCCAGTGTCAGCCATGCGGGTTCGTCGATGGTCATGTCAATCCCTCCGATGAGTGCCGCGGTGCAGAAGCAGAATAACGGAGAGAATCATTGCCGTTTCGATAAACTGGCCCGCCACTTCGACGACGCGATGCTCTTCGCCGCTCACCGCAGCATCGTGAATTTCCAGCGATCGCAGCACCACATAAGCAACGCCAACGAAAACCGGCAGAACATACTGGCGGCTGTTGCGACCGGAATGCTCAGCTCGATATAGCGCAACGCTAGAAATTACCGCCATCGTCAGCGCCAACGTGCACGCCACAATGCCAAGCAATAAAGTCACGGTTTCTGTCTCCAATTAAAAATTATTGAGAGAAATCCGAGCGGGTCGTCCCGCAATTTTCGGCCAATCAATATCGTAGACATAACGATATCCTCAGCCAGCATTGCAAACACGCCAATGACGCAGCCCTTTTGGCCAGACGTGAACGGGTTCACATCGATGAGCCAAAAAAAAGTAATTTTGTCCATCTCCCAAACCCACAGGCCGGCCATCCAGCCGACGAGGGCACCGACTGAAAGGCCGCGAATAATGCCAATCAACGTCCAGCGGTCGGCAGTGAATAGCATTCGCACCGCGACCGCCATAAACGCAATCGCGACAGGTACACCCCATTTAACCGCGAGCTGATTCGCCTCGTCCATCATTGCCCCTTAGCGCCGTTTGGCTGTTGTACAACGGAGCAATCCGGCGCCCCAACGATTTACAGTGAATTCGCGCTAGAGCTTGATCATCACGTTAAAGAATGTCGACGGCTGCATGATGTTGGCCTGGGCGCCGGAGCCGGAGCTATTGCTAGTTGCTGTGCTGCCGCCTGTGCCAACCGTTGCGATCTGTGTTCCTGCGCCGGATGTGTAGGTCGCAGTTGAATACGCCAGCGTGTGCGTGTGCGGCGCTGTCTCGGCCAGAGTAACTGCGTGCGCCTCTTCGCCAAGGTGCTCGCCGAGCGCGCGCGCAGTAAGCGCCATCGTGATCGTGTGCGTGCCGCTGCCAGTCGCGGTGATATCGATCGCGGTGCCGGCATGCGCGTTCGCCAGCGTGGTCGCTAATTTGACGATCGATGAGCTGGACCTGATCACGTAGTACGTGGTCGCTGCGGCCAGGCCAGTTGGCAGCGTAGTTGTGCTCGATACCGTGACAGCAGCGCCGGTGTACAGCGAGCTATTTGCCGATACGGTCAGTTCGTCAGTGCTGGTGTTCGCGGTGAATGTCGACGTATAGCTACCGGTGCCGCTGATAGCCAATGCGCGACCAAGCGCACGGGGCAGGCGCATTGATTTATGCGCGGCGAAGTCAGCAGCAGCAGAACCGCCGCGACCGCCTGTAACGGGCGCCCACGCGTCCGCTACGTTGTTCCAGAGCAGGGTATACAGTGCAGACGTATCGGCATTCGCGCGCGTTGTCGCGCTGCTCGATGCGTCGCCGATGGTGCCGTCGTTCATCAGCACCCAGCCGCTATCTGCAGCGGCTTTCATCGTGAGCTTAACGTCGCCAGTCGACCAGCCGATCGATGCGGTAATGAGCGCCTGGATTGCCGCGAGCAGCTGGTTTTGCGCCGCCTTGTTGAGCGTCATGCCGGCGCCATCTTCGATAACGCTACAAATTTCTTCCTGAACCGAGTTTAACCAGTCCTCTTCAATTTCAGTGGCGGGCGTTCCGGTTGTAGGATTACCATCAGTGAACAGTCCACCAACCGTGGCCCCTGCCGCGTCTGTACGGTGCATATATCAACCCTCGAAAATTCGGAAAGCGCCGGCCATGCTCGGCAGTCGTGTCCTCTATAATAACACGCAGATAACGTCGTTATTCATAGAGGAAGTTTAGCAGTGTGTGCGCCGGTTTATATTGACGGATCAGGCATTCGAGTGAACCCTGCCCCCATGTCGCGATGCGATCACCGCACAGCGTATCGCCGCATAACGCTCGCCGCGTCTGCGTGTACTCACCGGGAATTCGCACCGCCCACGTAAACTCGTAACCGTTGCCGTTGATCCTGTCGCCACTTCGCGCGCGGCCAGAGTACGCCGGCGAATACTCGACGATCTCGATCGCATAACCGAAATCAAGCGCAAGCCGCCGAAAGAATTCTGGCGACGGCTCGGAAATTGTCGACAGCTTCGTCACCACGGCCGCGCGCCTCTCCGTAGTGCTCTGCGCAGCGTCCGCGTAGCATGAGTCAGGCAGACCGAGCACGCGCTCCCAATCAGGCAGCAGCTGCGTCGTGTTCAGCGGAAAAGTATCGTTTTCAAGCTCGACGATCTGATTGCTGACGCGCCAGTATTCTGCGGCGATGCCGTAGATTAGATCGGCCAGCAATCCCTCGTTAACCGAATCCCATGCAGGCCCGCGCGGCAGCAGGGCTGCGAATTGCGCGACATAATCTTCAAGGTCGTACTCGTAATTTGGATTTTCTTTGGCGAGCGCGCTGCGCAGGTAGATAACTGCCTGCGATACGTCAGTGACAAGCCGCTCGGCGCCGCCAGGACGCCCGACAAAAATATAAGTGCGCTGCAATCCGCTCATATATTCGGCACCGATTCATATGGGACAAGCAGCCAAGCATCGGTGCCGAATACTGCGGTCATGCCTGTTGGCACGATCGGCGGCTCGATGTCGGTCGCGTTTCCCGGTATCAAATACCGGCCACGGTCGAGCGGGTCGGGATCAGCGCGCCCTTCACCGGCGTGCGCTCGCGTGGCTTCGTTGAAGTAGTAGATTTTCACGCGGCCCACCTTAAAACTTGATGCACCACAGGAGCGCGACGTTGCGCGGACGCGCTTCGGAGCCGCCGTCTGCATTCATGGTGTGGGTGTGTGCGCCGGCAGCGCCCGTTGCCACCGTCTGGGAAATTGATTGCGACGTTGTGTCTATAAATGAGCCGAGTTCAGTGCCGCCGCCGCCGCTTATGTCATGAGTGTGGTCGCCAACACTATTAATCGCGTGCGCGTGCGAAAGGTTCTGGCTGCTCTGTACTGTTCCGAAAGCGCGACTGGTATCGAGCCCTCGCCCATCATCCCAGCCGCGGCCAAACTCGCCGCGCAAGTCAGGTAGGTTAAACGTCGTCGAGCCGTTACCGGCACCCCATTGTGTGCCAATGTTCGCAAACAGGGCTGCATAGGTAGTGCGGCTCACTGCTGCGCCGTTGGCCTTGAGCCAGCCAGCGGGCGCCACGCTCATTGCAAATTGATCGCACTTGCCAGGCGGTGCCAGCATGGCTGCAGTCTGGCCGCCGACGGTGGCTGAGTTGCCTACGTCGAGACCGGGATATGCGCCGCTGGTGTTTGCCTTTGAGGTCGGGTCGAAATTATGAGCGCCGAAAATCTCAGTCCAGCCGGCCGCGCCAGAGCCGTTATTTATCGCGGCTATAAATACACGTCGAGTCCACGCAACATAAACCATAGCCTTATATAGCGATGTTGCGCGGAAATCGTAAAGAATTCCATTACCCGCACCGCTCGGTGCACCCGTCACCATATTTGCGAGCACATGGTAGATTCCAGACGGGCGCATATCGCCGAGATCGCCGGCTGATATAAGCGGAACATCTGCCCCAAGCCCAAAAGCCCCGACTTTTAGTAGCCTCCCTGTCGCCGAGTCCGTCGCACTCGACTGCGCAGCTGCGCCCAGCCCGCCCGCCGTAACGACTCGATTATCGTCGGTCATCGCCTGCACTTCACCATCATCGGCCAGCTCGACAAGCCCCATCGATGCCGTCGACGCCTGCCCTATGTCCCCGATGTTGATCTTTTGCGACAGGCCAGGCACCGACGCCGTAACCGTGCGCGTGCCGGAATCCTCGGTCAGCGTGATGCCTTCACCAGCAATTAAACGATAGACGACTTCATCGGCCATTACAGATCGCTCCAGGTAATATCGCCGAGCACAGCGATTTCGCCGGCATCGTATTCAGCGTCGGCGGTTGGCAGTATTAATGCGTGATCGTATTCACCGGCTGCGGTGCTGATCGCTTCGTTAATGCGCGTCAGCAAAATGGTTCCGCCTGGCGATGCTTCGCGCTTGATAAGGTCGGCCAATTCCGCCGTAACGGCGTCGCGTACTGCTACCGTGTTCGGTGATAGCGCTATCGATAAATCCAGGTCGACCGCTATCGGTGCGGCTACGTACACCTCCGCCGTCACTGGCCTGCGCGGCTCAATATAGGCAGCCACCGCATCGAGGACTGTTTCTGTCGGTATCAGGCCGCCGACCGCATCGTCGGTAACGATACGAACCG